CCGCAGAGCCTGTTCGCGTTTCGATGTCATTTCTAATCTTTCCAATATTCGACGATCAACGCGGGAACACGTTTATGCCATTTTGCCGCTTCCGCCGCAAATCGAATGAGCTTTGGCATTTTGACTTGCGGCACCAGCCAGAACATCACGACCGATGTGAGACCACGACCGGATTTTAATGCCGATTTGCCGGCCTTCCGAAACCCGCGCAGATCGCCCGTTTTGCGGCTGTGGGAGGCCCGCATGTTCTCGGCGACAAGCAGCGATGGGCCATTCTTGCGATACACAAACCGGAGCTTGCCAAAGCGATGTTCGGGGAAGTTGGAGGGCTTGATTCGCTTGCCACCCATGCCGCGTTTGGGCGCGTTGGGGGTCGGAATGGCCAGCCAAAACCCGTCTTTGCCCTTGATGACTTGACCTTTCTCGAAGCCTTGCATGATCTTTTCGGCCTTGGTGTAAACCATGCCGGCGGCGTTCAGGCTTTTTCCCCGCTTGGGATACACATCGCCGCGCCACGACTTGGCCAGACGAGGCCCGAGGCCCGCCGCCGTCACCTGGGAGCGCATGCCGTTCTTGAGGCCGGTCGTGGCCGTGCGGACCGCTCCGGTCACGGCTTGTTCGGCTTCCAGCAATTCGGCTTTCAGGTGCTTGTCAAGATCGCCGCTTATGGCCGCCCGCAATCTCATGTCAACACCTCCAGTTTCCAGACCAGACGATGCGTGTCTTGAACGGGCGCGCCTTGAACACGGTAGGTCGCGCCATCGAGGATGATTTCATCTCCGGCCTTGGGTTTGGCGACATCCCTTATCCGAACCTCGATCATGTTGGTGGGGGTGTGGATTCGCGCCTCCCCGAAATCGACGATTTGATCCGGCGATTTCAAAACGACCTTGACCGGGATATCTTCGCCGTTTGCCCGGTAAACGGCATCCAACCCCAAGCGATCGAACAGCGCGTCCAGCGACCTTATGGCGCTATCCCTGAACGTCATTGTCGGTACCGTCGTCCGCTTCGAACTCTTTTTGATAAAGCGCCCATGCTCGATCGCGGGCATCGGCGGAGATGTCTCGACCAAGCACGGCTTCCATCGCCTCAACCTTTGGCTTGCCGTTACCCGTGAAATCGGTCTCGGGATTCAACCGGTCAATGGATTCAAGAATATCGTCCAATGATATTTGAGGCGGCGACACCGACGCTTTGGCGACGGGTTTCGCAAAGCCGCGTTCGATCAGCGACATCGCCTCCCTCTCGTCGGCAATGTCCACCTCTTTGCCGGGCGGGATTGTTTCGCCATCGGCCCGAATGGTAATAACCGCCATGACCAACATGATAAAACCCTCCCCCTAACACACGGTGGCGGCGCAGACTGCATCAACAACCAGCGAACCGCAGGGTCTTCTTCCAGCCACGACTTGGAAAAGAAACGCTGTGCTTTATAAGCGGCCTTTTCATCTCGGATTACGCCATAGCAGCGTGTCCCTTCAAGCTGGACGGCGCTACCGATCAGAACCGTATAATCGGGCAGCAGCTTTCGCACCTTGTCGTCTTCATCGACATAGCGGTCGTTATAAATCCAGAAATCAAGATCGCCGATGGAGCCGGCATAGCGGGCGAGATCATTGCCGCCGCCAAAGGCGATCGGGCCTAGGGATAGACCGGGATTATCGCGCAGGCGGCGAATATCGAGTAGCTTCTCAACAACGGGACTCGACTTGAAGACACGCCAAGCCAGCGCATCCATCACCACCGTCCTTGCCACCGCGCCCGATTTTTCCTGCACTTTGGCAACCCAGTCTTCCAGATTGTTGAGAGGACTGACACCCTTTTGGTCCCATTTCGCCGTCCCCGTCAGGACAATGGTAAGTTCGGGGTCGCGCCCAAAGTCCACCACGGAGGTCGGATAGTCTTCCCCCGAAACGGTGATCTTGCCTGTTCGCAGCGCTTCCGCCGCCATCACCTCCTCGCGCCGTGTCAGATTTTCAAGCTGCTTTGCGAGCGTGCGGTTGAGGTTGGCTTCAAGACGCTGCCCGGGCGACAAACCGCCGCCAATCTTTTCCCCAATCGAACGCTTGAGCGGCGTATTGGCGTCAAAACGGCGTTTGTCCTTGACGTAGGCCGGCTTGAAAGATTTGGTGCTGTAGCCTTCGTCATCCACGACCTTTCCCGCCACCAGGGGAGAGACAAAGGGGGTGATGCGCGGCTTCGACTGGTCAATGTCGAAGTGAATCTCTTCCGACTCTTCGGTCTGTTCCTGGCCAAAAAATGTATCCAGCAGAAAGGAACCCGGCCGGTCAAGCCTTTCAACGATTTTGGTCAGAACGTGGGTGGAAAAAATATCCATGGGGGTTTTCTCCTTCAAGGTTGGTTGTCGCGGAGGAAGATGCTTTTGGCGCGAAGGCCATCGCGGATGCTCCGCGCCGTATGGCCCTTGCCAAGGGTTAGCGCCTTTTCGTTGAACTCGCCGCTGACATAGACAACGGCTTGCCTTTCATCGGTACCGGCATCGACATCCTCCGCCAGAATGGCATCGGGAACCTGTGAGCCGTCGCTCGCGCCGGTGGCGCTCAAGACGAACTTGCCGGATGCCGCGACGCGTCCAAGAACCGCGCCTTTCGCAAGGGCGCCGCCGGAGGCGATGGCGACCACGCGTTCAACGCGGGGATATTCGCCCGCGATGAGATTGCAGGGCTTGTGGGCGCCCCGATCCTTAAATTCCGCAGTCATGATTTAATATCCTTTTCAAAGGGGGTTAGCGGAGGGCGGCGATACGATCGGCGACGGCATCCGCGTCGTCGCCATGGTTGTCGCCATCGGGGGCGATTTCCGGATTGGGGATGGCGGCCATCACACGCGCAAAAGAGGTCGAATTCGACTCCTTTGGCGCGGATTCCAGTAGATGACGCGCGTCTTGAGCCGCGATCCGGGTGTTCAGGGCGATTTCACGCGCCAGCTTTTCGCGGCCTTGCGCCGCCTCGCCGTTCAGAATGGCCTTCAAACGCTCCTTTTCTTCCGCCGCGGATTCTTTCCGCAAGGCGGCCACTAAATCGGGGTAATCGTTTTTGAGTTCTTCGAGGGTCATCGTCTTTTCCTTTTTGGTCTGGATAGAATCGAAAAGACCCTCTTGACGAGGGCCGGGGGTTTGGGGGGACGAGAGTTCGGCGATAAGCCGTTCCAGCGACCCAATGCGATCGGCCAGACCCGCGTTGACGGCATGAACACCGATCATCAGATCGCCGCCGCCGTAGTGTTCCAGCACATGGCCGGCGGTGACGGAGCGGTTGCGGGCGAGGGTTGAAACGAAGACATCCGCAATGGCATCGATGCGGGTTTGTAATTTGGCGCGCCCGTCATTGGAATCCGGGTCGAGCCGCTTGTGGGGGCTTTGCGAGGAAACGATCTCGACCGCTTCGGCGGATTCTTCCGTCGATTTCCTGTGGTAAATCCCCGCCACGCCAATGGAGCCAAGGGCGCTGGTTTCCGAGACCACGATTTCATCGGCGGCGGAGGCGATCCAGTAGGCCCCGGAAGCCGCGTCGCCGGAAGCATAGGCGACGATGGGCTTTTCCCCGCGCGCCTCGAAGATCATGCCGGCCAGTTCGGACACGCCGTTCACCTCCCCGCCGGGGGAGTCGATATCCAAAACAACGGCGGTAATATCCGGATTTTCAACGGCGCTCGCAAAGTCGCGGGCAATCAGTTCATAACTGGAGGCCCCGCTGACCCGCGTAAACATATTGGCATAGCGAAAGAGCGGCCCCGTGATCGGAATAATCGCCACGCCATCTCGCTCGAGCGCGTTATAACCGTTTTGCAGTTCCCGCCCCAGCTTGGCCGCAACCGCCTCGGGCGCCTCGTTCTCACGCGCGGCAACCTCCAAAATCTTTTGCAGGGCCGTCTGTGTGATCGCCCAGGGCTGGCCCGTTATGCGACTCCACACCAGTGTGTTAAATATTTTCATCCTTTTCCTCTTTGTCTTCCGTGTCGGTGTTTAAGATGCCGTTCACATCGTTAACGCCTAGGCCAAGCTCCGCGATCTTCGCCTTTTCGCGGGCAAGCTGCTCAAGGACCTCCTCCCAATCCAAGCCTTGAGAGGCGCATTCGTCCTCCAGGGTGGAAAGACCCGTTCGCATCCGCAAGTGAGCGGCCTTGGCCTCCTTGACCGGATCGATCCAGCCGCGACCGGGGCCGATCCACTTGCAGCGCGTCCAGGCGGCCTTGCTTTCGTAAAAATCGGGGGCCTCGATCATGCTCTTGTTCACGGCCTCTTCCAGCCACAGTTCATAAACGGGTCTGGCCCAGTAGGTCGCCAGCCACCGCCGTTGCGCGGAAATTCATCAACAATTCGAACGGGATGTTCAGTCCCGTTCCGATATGCCGCAGAACATTCTCCACGAATTGGCCGTAGCCGTTATTGGGGCGGCTTGGCGTGAAGGGGGCAACCTTGTCGCCGGGAAACACCGGAATGATCGAGCCGCCTTGCAGGCGCGCATCCCATTCATTGCGCGCGGCAAGATAATTCTCGATCGAACCGCCGAACACGATAAAGGCCGCGATCATGGCGTTGACCACCGCCGCCTGCAACTCGCTACGCTCATAGTGATCGAGCATCTTGAACATCGGCATGATACTGGTCAAAAGCGGTTTGCCGCGATGCTGACCACTGCGCTTTTTATCATGTATGTGCAAAACACGGCGGCGGCCAAAGGCGGTTGTGGCGGGGACGCGCTCCCAATCGCCGATAGTCGCGCCAAAACCCGGACAGACATCCCCGGGGTGACTTTTGCGGATATAATAGGCGCGCGGCGCGCCGTAGGCGTCAATCTCGATGCCGCCGCGCAGCGACTTTGAATCGGGTTTGCCATCGGGATTGCACAGGCGATCGGCCTCCACCAACTGGATGGTTGTCGCGTTGTCGCGAAGCTCCCGCCTCTTTTTTCCAACCACAACGGCAAGGCCAGCGCTTCGCCATTGACAAGAGAGGCGCGAAAGATCAGGCGGGTCATGCCCGCGAAGGTCAGGCTTCGCGCGGCATCGCAATCGGTGCTTTCCGCCCAGGCCCGCCAAAAGGACTCCACCCCGCGCGACCATTCATCGGCCCATGCCTTATCCTTGCCCAACAATTTGTAATCCGGTTGGGCCGCCAGGCGCAATCCGGCGCACGCGCCGGCGGCGACGCCGTGATTGCGAACCAAGTCGCGCGAGCGCGAAACAAGCGTCGGCAATTCACCCAGCAAATCGCCGTCCGCCGATCCCAAGGCGGGCAACCAGCTTGAAAGCTCTCGCGCCCGATGCGACGCCGCGCGATGCGCGGTATCGCTGGCCCTTAAAGGCCGACCTGTGCTATCCAAGAGTTTAACCATTTTTTCTTTTTGTCTTAAAAACTTGCGCGAATAATACCGCGACGGGCGGAACCCCTTTTCCGGGCAATGGCCTGTTCCAATTCCAAAATGTAACGCTCCAGCGCCCCGATATTGCCTTGAGCATAGGTGGTGGCCCCATAGCCATGCAGGTTGACAACGACCGTCTGCTCACCGGTCCTCTTTCGCCTCCGCCAGACGCTTTTGCAGTTCGAGAAGGGTTTCACTCACTTTTTTGTCGCCTTACAAATATGGATCGTCGGCCCTGATGACCTTGCGCTGTGGCAATCCTAACTTTGGTTGCCGTATCGCGGCTTGTGTTCGCGCTCTTTCATCCGAGCTTTCCGACTCTCTCTTTGGAATAACCGATTCCCGTCCAAGGCTTTTTTCCATCGCCCGCCATTTATAATCAGAGAGGCGATCCAGCCCATAAATGCTTGCCGCCGCCCGGGCGTAGACCCGGCAGTCCAGAGCCTCGTTGTTTCGGGTCGGGTCCTTCTCCCATACGGCGCGGGGATAA